GCTTGTAAGCTAGTCTCAAATGTCTCGAATCCATCGATGGAAGGTTTTGTGCAACATACCTTCTAGTCTCAATTCTATCGTCACCGTTGGCTGCAACCAGCATGGTCATTAGCTGGCGCGTGACTATCTTTTCTCCGGCTTTACTTTTCTTATCCTGCTCTAGATTGCTTAGATAAGTTTTTTCGTCACGACCGGTTAGAAGCCTAAACGTTGCCATTATCTTTGTCGCCGGAAGTTCTACATCAAAGGTGCCATCTTCATTTCTTGCAATATCAATTGCCGAGATGTTCTCACCGCTATAAATATTGCTTTCTTCTAAATCAAAAGCAAATTCAATTTTAGTTTGGCAGGACGGACAAACAACTTTTGTTTCATATCGACTACCGTAACTTGCAGCGCGTAATGCGATAACAATTGCGTTTCTATCTCCAACTAAAAGAGAATTAGGATCGATCGATTTGTCGACAATGACATTTTCGATAACCCTGTCGATAGCAATACCTTTCTTTAAAAGAACCTTCGAAGTTAAGATATCCTCTTCTTTTGCCGTCATGTGCTTTATTTCTAACACATCCTTATTATACAAAGGATGATTTGCAGAATAATATGCACCCTTTGATGGTAAATCTACAAAGTCAGTAGGCACGACAAAAGAAAATGCCCCTGCTTGTTGCGTTGGACTCGATGGTGGCATAGCATTCGATTGTCTATGGCCGCCCATACGGTCACTATTTTTTCTACTCAATTCTCACCTCTCAAAAATTAACTTGTGGCTTTATAGCTGACTTCGCTGCCCATTCCTTCATTGTAGGTAGCCCAATCATATCTAACAGTCATACTATATTCCGTCAAGTCGTCTGAACCGTAGTCTAGGCTTCCAAATTTAACATCGGCTATAAAGGAGTTGTTTAATGTCCAAGACTCTAACACAGCCCCTTCATCATTTAACTGCTGAACCAAAACCTCGCCCAATCCACCAACCGCTTTTGTTTTAGAGATTGTTTGGAATTGAGAAGCGTCAGTTGGCACTACATATCCACTTTCATTTAAAATCTTTGTTAGTGCAAAAGCGACACCTTTCTCTCCGCCAGGATCAACCATAGTTATTGCTACGTCGTTCCATGTTACTCTACCCGGAAATTTAAACGTATGATTAAGATAATTGTGTGTTGTTTCGCCCAAAGTGAAAGAAGGCTTTTCAGCAGTCTTGGCCCAGAAAACAACGTTTGTGCCCAAATCTGAACCAATCGTAGTATCACTGAAAGCGCCAACAGTTATCTTAAACCTAAATGCTCTTTTGGGATTTGTAACCCCTGATCCATTGTAATCCGTAGTCCAAAAGGTGCCCATATTAAATAATCTCCTGTTCTGTTATTATATAGTTGACGATTTTATTTTTAATCATCGAAAGAAGCCCCACTTGATGCAATAACAAAGTCAATTGCGATATATTCAATGGCTCTTGCTGGCTTAACCATAATCTTGGCATAGAGAATATTTTGATCAATTAGATCTGGGGTAGTGGTTGTGGAGTCCAAGATTAATTTGTAATCTGTGATACCAAGTCTTGTCTGAACACTCGCAAGAAGCGGTCTAATAAGTGCTCTAAAGTTGTTCCAAGTCGCTTCAACATTTTGCTCAAACAGAACCTGTGTAGAGAGGATAGAAATCTGCTTCTTCAAGAAGATAACAAGCCTTCTGACATTAATTCTGTCAAGTGCCGATGGACGCTCCTGCAAAGTCTTCTGTCCGAAGACAACAATTCCTTCAGATGGGAACGAGGCGATTGGGTTGATGCGAGCCTCATAAAGAGTGTCGCGATCCTTAGAACTTAAGCGTTCACTAACCTGTGTAATTGGAATTCCAGCAGCGCCGTCTGTCAAGCCACCTCTGTTAAAGCCGGCTGGAGCAAACCAGATTTCGCTAGCGCGCTCTGAGGATGCCAGGACACCCATCATTGCGACTGTTGGCGGAATCCAAACTAACTGACTAGTTTTTGCATCAACTGTCTTAACCCATGGGTAGAATGTTGCGCCATAACTGGAATCAACTCTACGCAACTTAAGGGCATTTGCTGCAGCAATTGGGGTTGTGCCAATTCTACTGGTCTTGTCGGCGTAATATTGCTCATGAGATGGTCTATAGACATTTGGAAGGTCAATAAGCGCCAAGGCATCTGCTCTTTCTGCACACTTTTCAACCATAAGAGAGGTCAAAGCTGTATTCGTCAAGCCAGGAATGGATAATAAGTTCATATTAATATACTCTGGATCCGAAACAGTCTGAATTGCTCTAGTATATGTATGATAAGCATAACTATCATCTTCTGTACTAGTAGAAGACATCCCGCCATTATACAGTGGGTCCGGCTTGATAATATCAAATCCATCGAATCCACCCCAGAATGGAGCAGTAAACTTATTGATATCTGCGTCGAGAAGTGCAGTATAACCGCTGACTGCAGAAACACTTTCATTTGCAGTTCTAGAACCAGAGAGGTAAGTATAAACGCTGCTGGTAGTGGTCAAATTATCCATCGTGAATATGTAAGAATAGCCATTCACTCCTATAATCGAATCCCCGCTTGGATCGGTTGGAACATTGTTTGTATTGGCCAACCCGCCATAAAGCAATCTCTGTGTATCATATATGCCGGCCTGCGGGCTAGTAGCAGATGTCTCCCTAGTTGTATCGATACCAAAGTATGCTTTGGTCTGGTCGGCCATGGCATCGGTTCCCTTGTTGCGCAATCTAACCGATGGGAAATTAATCGAACAAGTCAGGTCTACACCGTATGAGGAGGATATCATCAAAGTGTGTCCAACTGCGCCATACCCATCCCCACTCATGGCACTTCCTGTGCCGGGAACTGCTGATCCTGTGCCAAGTCTAAGATATGACGCAGTGACAACATGTTCGAACTTTCTCGGACCCACGACCTCAGTTACAATAACATCTTTAAACTTTGGAGGTCCATAATATCCGAATGGTAAGAGGACCGGATCTGTAGCGCCGGCTTCGACATCTGCATTCATATCAATTCTGATATATTTAGAGTTGTTATCGTAATCACCATATTCCTTCAATGCCTTCTTTGTGGTATCCCATTCTTGATACTTGTCGCCAATTAATTTTGCAACATAACTTGGCGATGATGGATCCAAGTTACAATTATCAAATCTTTCCAATACTTCTACAGCCGAATCGGTGTCTGTAATTTTACGAACAATAACCGAGAAAGTGCCATATTCATTTGTTGTCGTATTTGTTTGTTTAATGTTAGCAATAGACACCTTGGCATTTTTGTGCAACCAAGAGCCGTGTCCCCGACCAATCAATCTGAATAATTTTTTAGTGGTAGAATAGGGGTTAAAATTGGCTGCCGTTCCTAAGTCTTGGCCGATAAACCATCCGGCAATTGCTTCTTGCGAAGGTGCCGATTTCATATTGTGTGGGCCGGCACCCGCTGTGGAGCCACTAGCAATGGCAGCAATAAAGCCAACCAGATTGCCTGATGTCAATTCGGCATCGCGGACTTTTTGTTCAAAAGTCTCTCCAAGCCAATAATCTTCTGCGGAAGCAGAAGGGTAGAATGCGCCCTGTAGAGATGCCAATTGTGGATTGGTGGACAAAACTTTTCTGATGTAATACTCGTCAGAATCTTCGTCCATACCAATTGTAAATGATTTTTCTCCATTAACGGCACCGTCAACGATGATCTTAAATCTTCCGCTAGTATCGCTTTCAACGAGACAAGAGGTGCCTTTTACTTGATCGCCGGCTCCGAAAGCAGTAGTTGCATGGCCCGCTAAAGAACCAGAAAGCTTCACAGAACCAGAGCCGACATATATGATAGCCGCTAATTGAGATCCGCCGGTGCCGGCTGCAGTGATGACTCCACTAGAAGAAGACTTTGCAAGAAACAGACCATATGCACCACCTGCGGTTACTCCGCGTGCAGGATTAGTGGCTGCGCCGGCATTCGTTACAGTACTCCAGCCTGCTGCTGCAGCACCACCTGCCGCAGAGCCAACAGAGGTTTGCTGGCCTAAAAGACGAATATACGTCAATGGCGCAACATTTGATCTCAGGAACGCCTTTGCAGCGTAAGTACCATACATTGGAGACTGATAATTGCCCTCGCGATAGATATCTCCGCCACCGTTTCCGGGCACAGTATCACCAAACATTTCTACAAACTCTGAATAAGATTGCACATTTATCGGCTGCATTGCTAGCCCACGTGTGGCGCGACCAATGACGACAGGGCCGATAGTATCGGCTTGACGCGGGAGGAAGGAATTATCGATTTCATTAACGAAAACTCCAGGGGAAACAAATTTGAAATCACTGACTGACATTATTCAAGGCTCCTTGTATGCAACATATTTGTTGTTTAATAATCATATTTAAATAGTTGTTTGGTACACGAAAGGTATTTTTTCAACTCAGGAAGTGATATTAAAGAACCCTTCTTCATCTTCTTTAACGATTCCTTCCATCGGAAATGTTATTTCAACAAAATTTTCATCAACTTTTACTATTTGTCTATCGTCATTCTCGCCTTCCCCAATCAAGTAGCCTAAAACTCTTACAGAAATTTCTGTCGTGTACATACGGCTGTCTTCATTAAGATTTGAAGCATTATTGTTTTGCGCAAAACCCTGCTCTATAAAAGCCTCATATT